GGTCTGATCTGAAATCCATCCACACATGCAGTAAGTTCATACCAGTTATTAGAGCGCCATGGAATCCATCAGAAATGGTTTCAAGGACACCTTCTTGCTGATTAACCCACATCAATATCTTGGTAAACTGATCAGCCGTATCAGCGTCCCCATTTTCTATCGGTATGACAATAGTAGACTTACGGTTTCTGCGCTGATGGCCTTCAATAACATTAACGGTCCGCATGATGCGGTTAAAGTTGAACTGCTTACGTCTATTGGCCGGAAGATTGCCATATAAGTCATTCCAAAGAGTCTGATCACCGGTATAGAACCGTGTATCAGTATCAGCTTCTCCCCAAAAGGATTGGTTAATGGTTATCGATTCAGCATACTTGGCTTCCATTTGAGCCAATATACCTCTGTGATTTTCATCATAATATTGAGGTGCTAGTTGGGGAAACAACATCTATTCGGCCTTTCATTAACTGCAACTTTAATAGCTGGCGGCAGACTATGAAGGGCCGAGAGTAGATCATCAGACGAGACCTCTTCATACAACTGCTGCCAGCGGTACCAGTCTAGAAAGGCGGGAATCTGATATCAAGTAAAATAAAAGCAGGATGTTAGATTTATAACTATGAGGGAATATCTGGAATCGAACCAGAGATCCCGGATTTGCAGTCCGGCGCCTTACCACTTGACTATATTCCCACAATTAAAAAATAACATATTTGCTACAACTCTCCAATTACATTAGCGTTATATCATTATCCATTACCCGTAGGAGGTGTTATGATCTTTGTGTTGTTGGTATTAGTGTGTGTAGCAATGAACGCTATGGAACGAATGGACTACGAACGCTCAGCTCGAGAAAAAAAAGAGCGTTACGAACAGTTTGTCAAAATCATGACCCTCCTCGAAAACTCAGAAGAATGCATATCAGATCTAGCAGATCGCCGCGACTTTCCGCAATTAAGAATAGTTATCCAAGATGAAGACGGCGATTATGTCATGTTACGTCGCGAGGATTTTGAAGGGGCTTAGTCTTCTTAACTCCCGCCTTCAATTCACGTTTTCTTTGTTCAAATGGACCGCCATTAGCATCTTCCAATCCATCTACACATATTTGTAATGACTGTTCCATTAACCAATTAAGGGATTTGGCATCAGTCCAATAGACAATATTGCGTAACTTATTAATCAAATCTTCTGAAATGCGCACACCAATCAACTTTTTCATCTCTTCCTTATTGTGAAATGTATACATATTTTGTAACACAATTCATATAAAAGGAAAGAAAAAGGGATTCGTGTGAATCCCCTATTAACTGAAAATGATTTTTAATATCCGACGTTAAACGTTATAGATATTAATTAACCGATTGGTGGCGTAGTGAAGTTGCCATCTTCCATAATAGGTGGCATCAAACCAACTGGCGGAGTAGCGCAAAATCCGACCGGAGGAGTAAGCCCAATTGGTGGGGTAACATCTTTATAAATGCTACCAAATGACACGCTTGATTGGAGCATTGTCAAAAACAGTAGTACGTATACATTCTTGTGCATATCGTATCCTTTATGATTAAGAGTTAATAAAATACTATAATCAATCGTACAATATAATGTATACATTTCAAGCAATTGTTAACACTGAATACAGAGTGAAATGTTATGATTGTTTTTGCTTTTGTTGTAATAGTTTTTTAAGTCTATCGGACTTTTCAGACTGTATAACCGTAGCTTTTCTAATCATAATATCTATGCCATCATCACCTGGTTCATAGATAATAACGTCTTCCATCCTTTGTTCAAAGAACGTATTGATGTAATGGATGGTAACGGAAACGGTAAAAGCAAGCAGAAAAAAGAACAATGCAACTGGTATATAGTTGAGTGGTTTATTAATCATGGTTATGAACACTTCTTAACTGAATATATAAATGAACCAACAGCCCCTAAAAATGACCCGCAAGCGGTAATAACAGCGATCAGTGACTTGCACTTTTCTTGTTTCACTTTTTCTTCGTGATAAGACCGCACACGAACGAGTTCGCCGCGCAATCCTTCGGCCTCTGCCTTGTGATCAATACTGTGGCGTACTTCTGGCAATGGGCGATTATCAGAACCGATCATAGGTATTAGTATCCCTAAAAAAAGCAGGTTGAGTAGAAACTTCACCATACATTGCCTCCCTGTAACGCTTATCAATAGCCTCGGGACTCGATCCATCTTTGGTCTTAGGAAGCGCGCACGCCAGATACCTCATCGCATCTGCCGCGTGTGAATAAAGGTCGTGCAATGGACGACCGCGATAGACCTTGCGCTTATTATCGAACTCTTCACGATAGTTTTCAAGAGCTTTTATTAACTTCACGCAATTCTTCTCATCAATCCACACTTGTGTGAGAGTACGCCTCACAAGCTCTATGCCGTCCTCTATATCGATGTTAACCGGATCTTTGAATACTATGCCCAACTCTTTATACATCTCACGCTTGGTCAATCCTCGCGCTGATTCACGGGCCATAATGTCATGTGGTGGGAAATGTGAGCCATAAGTGTAAGGTTTGTTGAGCACAACATTAGCAAAGTGGTTCATGCCATGATCGCTTGCTTCATAGTAATCAATAATGCGAACGGTTTGGCCAATGGTCTGGAAAAAGATAATGCAGGTGGGGTCTTTTATCCCCAAATCCCATGCCGTGTGTACTTTTGCGTATGGCTCCCATGGAACAATACCAATCTGACCCTTAAGTTTCATCTTATCGATATACTTAGCGTAATAAGAACCTTCTTGGCCCATCTCAAATGAACACCAATACTCTTGGCCGGCTAAATCTTCTGATATCTCACCAGATGCGATCTCTTTTTTGATCTCTTCAGCTGATATGTGCTGGGTATCATCAAGAGTAAGCTTGTAACTGAACCATTCCGGTGAGTGTTGAGCGATCTGATAGAGTTCATACATGTGATTCTTGCCTCTGGGAGTAGAAATAATGATCACTACGCCATCATTAGCTCTGAGAATTGGCATAGCTGCAACTTTATACGCATTTTCATCAGCTAATGCATACTCACTGAATACCACCATGCAGGGATTACGCCCAACTATTGAAGTATCATATGTATCAGAACCAACAAGAGAAATAATAGAACCATTAATAAGAGTAATCTTCATCTCTTGTTGATTAACCTTGGCTATCAGCTCAGAAGGGATATAGTCAATAAATCCTTTACCGTCATTCGTTCTGGTATCCCAGATAACACCACGTGCTTGAGAGAAGGTAGGTAAGCAGTAAAGATATACTCCTACCCTTCTGATAGCAGCACGGATCATCAAGTTCCAGCACAGAATGTCCTTGCCGGCTCGTCGTGGCATAATAACCAATAATTTACGGTATTTGCCCCCTTCAGTTGCAAGCGCTTTGCAGATGGGAATCTGATAATTTCTTGGGACAAAACGATCAAGTTTGATTTGAGTTTCTACTTTCATTACCACTCCATTTTGACACCTGAAATTCTCGAGTATGAGTTAGACAGAATTCGCTATCTAGTGGCCAGTCTTCATTCTTCTCGTAGAAACAATCCTTCACGGCACACTTAAATCCAATGTGACTATTACACAGTTGTTCACTTCGTTGTGCAAGAAACTCACATTTGTGTATCTGACATTTTCTTGGTCTGTACGAATCTATTTCATATACTTCACTCACAATCTTATCAGACGTTCTCTCATCGCATCCGGTACAAACAAAGATATCGCAATCACCTTTATGCATAAGCATAGCGTTGTTTTGTGCATGCGATTCAAATTGTTTGTCTAAGTGTTCGCGCAATCTTTGGGAGTCTTGCGAGGTTCTTCGCTGTTCTTGTGCTTGTAAGGGCATTATTGATGGCGTCATAGAGTTAACTGAAGACTCTTTCTTCTCAGTTTGCGAGTCCACTACTACGCCTATTATTGCAAAAACATCATCTAGCCATTTCATTTACTCATCCTCTTCTATTTCTACACTAGGTACCGGCATCCAATGAGTAATACCCTTATAAGGCCAACCATATTTTGAGTTATATATGGCTAATCCGGCTTTCCAAACAGGTTCACCATCAACATAATCTTTAACCCTAACCAGAACTCTTTCCCCGTCTTTGGGGAATCTCATCCATTTCATTCCTCGTCCTCTTCAATCAATATCAATATCACCACTCCCAAATACGCTGCAGCAAAAATACAGATAAACCACTTACTCATACCAATTATTTTTATACAGGCCATGATCAATAGGAATTGGGTAAAGGTATCAAGTATTTCTCTCAGCAGCATCTGATTCCTTTTGGATTATTTCTTTTATCAAATGCCCTATGGCTTTAATATCCTCACCACTCAATCCATCTTGCACATAGGACGGGACTGGTTGCGTGACTTTGTCAGATAGTTTAAAATTACCTTCTTCATCAAATTGCATTGGTGGCGGGACTAATCCCCCTGGTCCCAAAGGATAGCAGTGGTTTTCTTTTTCAGCCCATTTCTCTAACTTAACTTCATCCGCTACTTCTTTCATAAATCGCTTCAGTTCTTTTTCCATCTTCTGAGCAGCTTTGGCTTGATTCTTGTCTGCTTGTTTGATAGCGCCCCTGATCAGATCAGCTAAGTCTAAAGCAGATATATTACGTAAGTATCTGATGGGAACCGATAGAGTGGAATCCACATCCTTATTATTTCTGGTAACTTCATAGGGAATATAACTTCTCACAAGGCGATGATCTTCCATGAGACTTGGCAACAACCAATCTTTTTTCTTCACTCCGGCTTCCTCTCAAAATGATCTTGATCAACTATATGGCCACCATACTTAGAAACAAAGTAGCCACCCCATCTATTTTGTGGGTCCAAAGACTCCCAATACTTACCAAATTGCTCATAAGCATTATATGCGCTTACTAAGGTACAGTTACCATCAAGTTTATTACCACAGTCAAACAAATTCAGGTCTATAGCCAATCTTTGGCAGTGTAGACTGTCTTGTATTCCCAATCCGTGTTGAGCATT